TCAACAGAGACAGTTAACACAATTGTTAAGGGTTCACAAATATTCGGATCTAAGATAGGTGGTGCATTCTATCAAAATGTTAGAGGTAATTATGATGCATTGACTATGGATAGATGGTTTATGAGATTCTTTAATAGAATAACAGGCAATCCATTTAAGGTTATAGGTCAGAATGTATTAAGTGATAATAAGGCTAGATTATTAAGGGCTGTGCAAACAGCTGAAGTGCAAAGAAACAACTTTCTTATAAATGCTATAGAAGATGCAAAAGATGAAGCAAACTTAGATATTATTAATGATGCTACAGCTATTGAACTAGCTGCTGCTTTAGACAGGCAATATCAAGTAGCATTTTCTAAAACACCTGTAGAGCTAAGAGAACAAAAAACAGAGCTTGACTTAGCCGCTCAATCTTTAAACAGAAACGCAAATACACAAGTTGTAGAGACGCCTCGTAGTGGAGGGGACCGTGCAATGATGCGCCTTGTAATTAACAGGGCAAGACAAATACTAGCTGAGAACGGTATAAATATTAGTAATGCAGATATACAGGCATTATTATGGTATGCAGAAAAAGATTTATTAGATGCCTATGGTGTTAGAAAAGGTCAGGGATTAAAGAATGACTATGTAGATGGCGCTATAGCAGTATTAAGAGAGAGAGGTATAGAAAATGAAACGATCACAGAAGCACTCCCCGAATCAGAGAGAAACAGACTCGATAGTGACACAAATACCGAGAGAAAGATTGAAGGAGTTTATAACCCAAATGATATCGTTACAGAAGAAGAAGCAGATGTCGAACAAGAAGTAGAAGAGTATGATGTATCTGAGGGTTTAACAGAACAAGAAAAGTCAGAACAACAAAAACTACAAGATGAGTTTGATAAGTTTAACAGGGTTATGTCTGCAGCTGTTAACCCAAACAAGCTAATTAACGTACCTTTGGCAGACCCAACTGAGAGTGTATTTGGTAATAGATATTTCTACGGCACAGTTCGAGGCCCGCAGGGCAGAATGACCAATGTAGTTTTAACAGAAGGATTTCACGAATATAAAGGCACAGATAAACAAGGCAACCCTATCTATAGCGGTGAGGGGCTGGCGCATATTCTAGGACCGCGCGGCAACAAACCAAGCAGAAGAGATGAATTATTAGTGCCAACAGAAGAAGGAAACTGGATAAAATATAAAGATGTTGAAACTGCTATATACGAGACATTAAAGGCATATAAGCATAAGAATGGTGTAAGACAAAGATTTGATGGTAAATCAACAGATCTTGTATTGTTCTGGGATAAAGCAAGAATAGCTGGTAAAAATAAAGCTAATAAAACATTAGCACTGGTATTAAAATATAAAAAAGATACATATTCACAGCCAGTATATGTAGTTAACACAACATTTTTAGAAGATTCTGACAGGCGTATTGGAACACAGCGTGTTAATTCAATGGCCACCATACCAACTACGGATACGACAGAACAATCAGATCAAATAGTTGAAGATATAGAAAAGAAAAGACTTAATATTCAGTATAATAATTTAGCTCCAATATTAGGTAAAATAGTATCAAAAGTCACATTTAATAAAATAGAAAAAGAAAAGGCGCAAAAAGAAGCAGAAAAAATATTAATTAAGTTTCAAGATGCTTTGTTACCTATAGGCGATATGTTGGATGAGCTAAAGAGAAAAGGTTTTACAATAGCTGATGCGTTAGACACATACATGCAAGAAGAGTTATTTCATGGTAGGGCAGGAGCAAAAGTAGAAAAAGTACAAGAAGAGTTGTTTGTTCCATTATCTGAGACTATTAAATCTATAAATATATCAGAGCAAAAGTTGAATGAGTTAATATCTGTTAGTAATTTTTATAAAATAGCTCAGAAAAAATATATAGACAAAAGACTAGCAGTTGCAGATGCTATCCTTTACGCAAGGCATGCCAAAGAAAGAAACGATTATATAAACAAAAATAAGCCCGGGGGCAAGGACAAAGGGTCCGGCATGGAAAACAGGGAGGCCGATGCTATAATAAATTGGCTATCTACGCTTGATACAGTTGAAGGTGGTAAATTAGCTAGAATAGAGAATATATCTAAACAAATTATAGCGAATACAAATAGGCAGCGCTTAGAGAGTGGCCTGATAAAGCCTGAACTTTTAGACTCAAACTTTAAATCAAAAGTATATAATAATTATGTGCCATTAAGAGGAGATATAGAGTCTGAAGTAGAAACTGAAGAAGATTTGATGGGTAAAACCAGAATGACTACCAACTTGTTTGGCGCAGCGGGTAAGGAAGACCGGTCCGCATTAGGGCAAACCGATTACGCAGAAAACATTATTGCATCAATGATGGCACAGAATCAAAGGTCAATTGATCGTGGTGAACGTAATAAAGTTGGTCAATCATTTGCCAATCTACTAAGGGGCTTTGAAGAACAGCCTGATGGCACTTTTGCTATTAACGATAAATTAAGAGAACATATGAGTGAGACAGCTGTTTTCTTAGATGATATGCCTCAAAAAGTAAGAGATACATTAGATCCAAATACAATATTAACATTAAAAGAAAATGGTGTAGAAGTTAAGGTTCACTTTAAGGATCAAAGAATAGGTCGTGCATTGAAAGGACACCTTACACCTGAGTCAGTTGGTAGATTCACAAAAGCTCTTGGTAAGATGAATAAATATTTATCTAGCATTAATACTACATATAACCCTGCGTTCGTAATACCAAACTTTGCAAGAGACTTGGAAACAGCAGGTGTTAACATGCAACAGTATGACCAAAAAGGAATGACCAAAGAGGTATTAAAAAGCACTCTTTCTGCAATAAACGGAATTAGAAAAGTGTTAGGAGCTGGTGCAAATCCATTTGCCAAAAGAACCCCTGATAAATCTAGTTATTGGGCTCAACAATATTTAAAATTTGTAGAAGCTGGTGGTAAAAATGCTACTAACCAAATGGGAGACCTGCAAGATCAGATAAACAATATAGGAGATATATTAGGGGATATATCTGATACAGGAATAAAAAAGAAGTTAGGATTAAATAAAAATGGATTTACAAAAAATTTATTAAACTTTTTAGATGACTACAATACAGCAGTAGAGAATGGGGTTAGGGTGTCTGTATTTACTTCACTTACCAAGCGTGGTGTTTCGCCGGCCCGGGCTGCGCAAGCGGCTAGGAACGTGACTGTGAACTTTGCTAAAGGTGGAGAGAATAAAACCTTTATGAACTCATGGTATTTATTTTATAATGCATCATTGCAAGGATCGATGGCGCTTATTAACGCTGCTGCTAAGTCAAAGAAGGTTCAAAAAGTTTGGGCTGGTTTGGTTGTCTACGGCATCATGCAAGATCAAATTAATGCATTTCTTTCTGAAGACGGAGATGAAGATGGCATTAAAGATTATGATGAATTACCTAGATACATTTTAGAGCATAATTTAATATTCCCTACTTTTGGTTTAGCAGAAGACAAATTTGTTATGATACCTTTATCATATGGCTTAAACTTAGGTGTTAACTTTGGAAGGTCGTTAAGTAGAGCGGCTAGAGGAGAATATACTGCAGGAGAAGCCAGTAGATCTATAATGGGTATTGCATTTGAAAGTGTAAGTCCTTTTGGTGGGTTCGATAATTTTTATAACCTTGCTTCGCCTACAGTATTAGATCCTTTTGTTAGTTTGGCTATCAACGAGAATTATAAGGGAGATCCTATATATAAAGAAAGCCCTACGTTCTCATCACGACCAACACCTGACAGCCAAGCATACTGGTCTAATACCAGCTCTATAGCAAAAGGCATCGCAAACAGTATTAACAGCATTACAGGAGGGGATGCAGTATCTAGTGGGTATATAGACTTTAGTCCAAATACAGCAGAATTTTGGTTTGATTACTTCACGGGTGGAACAGGTGCTTTTGTTCAGCGTACACTTGAGTCTCCTTTCGCTATCTACGATGCTTTGCAAGGGGACTTTGAGGGAGACATAATGAGAGCTATACCACTAGTTAGAAAAGTGGTTATAAGTCCTAGTGAAAGGGAAGATGTAGGCAACTATCTAAAGAATAGACAAGAGCTATTTACGATACTAGCAAGAATAGATTTAGCTAGGAAGTCAGGGGACACAGCAAGTGCAAATAGCCTATTCACGGAATATAAGGATCAAGTAAGGATATCTGGAAGATTAAAAGCTATTGATAATGCTAGAAATAGATTATTACGGCAGATTAAGGAAATTGACGCAAACCCAAGAATACCAGAACAAACCAAGTCTAATCTCAAAAGAATTAGGAGAGAGAAGATAAATGATCTGATGCGACAAGGATTAATTTTAATGAGGTCTGTGGGACTTAAAGAAGCTGGGTAGAAGTTAATGTTAACTTATAGCTAAAAGTTAATAATATGACTGGTGGTATGTATGGCAGCGAATCGAGAAACCAGAACAGTTGACGAACCGAGAGCTTGTTTCATTGGCTGCCACAAAACCAACTACTATCATACTATCATTTTTTCTTTTTGATATTCTTAATAAGTTCTTTCAGATACCATTGTGCTTTTTCTAAATCTTCCAATGGATTGTTGCTATGTTTATGCTCGTATCTCCACAAGTATTTAAAGATACTGCCTTGTAGGTAATACCTGTAACCATCTCCAAGTGCTGATTTGATTGCATCTATGCACTCTACTCTGCCTTTGCGATAGTGTTCTGGTCTATTTACTTTATCACTCATTTTATTTTATGCTCCTTATGATGACAAGTAATGCAAAGCAAATCACATTTATCTATTTCTTGTTTTATCTTTTCCATAGAATGATTTTTACCTAGCATTCTTGATATGTTGTTAATTTTTGTGGTTGGGTCTTTGT